AGCATTTCCCTCTCCGGCGCGGCGGCCGAAAGTTTTCGGAGACCTGGACGACACATAACACGGAAGGCGGTGAGACTTTGGCGACGACGTATGAGCGACAGATCAAAAAGGCGATGGTCAGCGTGGGCACGTGGAAGCCCGAGTACCGCCAGGCCGTGGTGCTGTGCGCGGAGCTGATGCGGCAGTATGACGAGCTGAACGCCCTGTACATCCAGCAGGGCATGCCCTACTACGAGACGACCTCCGACGGCGGCAGCAAGAAGTCGCCGCTGGTGGCGACTCTGGAGAGTTTGCGCCGCGACATTCTGGCGTACCTGAAGGAGCTGGGCCTGACGCCCATGTCCCTGAAGCGCATGGACGTGGCCGCGGAGCGCACGCAGTCGACCGTGCTGGCGGACGCGCTCAGGAAGCTGGGCGAGTGAGATGATCAAGGGCAAATATGCCGCCGAGGTGCTTCGGTACGTGGACGGCATGTTGGACGGCAGCATCAACGCCAACAGAGACCGGATCCTGGCGGCGAAGCGCTTCAAGCGCATGCTTGAAGACGACCGCTACGACGTGCGGACGCGGGACGCCGACTTCGTGATCGGCATCATCGAGAGCGTGTTCGTGCACCGGCAGGGTGAGGCGCTGGACTCCACACCCCTGGCAGGCAAGCCGATGAAGCTGGAGCCGTGGGAGAAGTTCTGCGTCTACGGCATGCTGATCTTTTACAAAAAGGGGACCAACGAGCGCCTGGTGAAAGAGGTGCTCATTTTTATTCCCAGGAAGAACGGAAAGACGGCCTTCGTCTCCGCCCTGGCCTTCGCGCTGGGCCTGCTGGAGCGCATGTCCGGCTCTGTGGTCTACGTCGTGGGCGCTGCCCTGAAACAGTCGAAGGAGACCTTCGCCAATTGGTGCTACAACGTGGAGCACCACATGTACCCCTCCCGAAACGAGGCGAAGAAGGACGGCTGGCGCATCCTGGACAACAACATCGACCACGAGATCAGCAACACGAACATCGCCGGCGGCTCCCTGAAGATGGTGGCCTTGGCGAGCAACCCGGACGCCCAGGACTCCTTTAACTGCAACATCGTCATCGCCGACGAGATCCACGCCTACAAGCAGCCGAAGCAGTACAACATCCTCAAAGAGGCGACCAACGCCTACACCAACAAGCTGGTGATCGCGATCTCCACCGCTGGAGACGACGGCACCGGCTTTTGTGCGCAAAGGGTAAGCTACTGCGAGAAGGTGCTCGCCGGCACGGTCCAGGACGATCAGTATTTCATCTTCATCTGCCGGGCCGACGCCGATGAGGAGGGCGTGATCGACTACACGAACCCGCGGGTGCTGGAGATGGCTAACCCCAACTACGGCGTGACCATCCGGCCCGACGACATACTGAACGACGCGCTGCAGGCCCAGAACGACCCGCAGCAGCGCAAGGACTTCTTCGCCAAGCGGATCAACATCTTCACCTCGGCGATGAAGGCCTACTTCGACATCAACGAGTTCAGGCGGAGCAACACCAGGGCAGAGGCGGCGCTGGGAATCGGGGCCGACTGGACGCTGGAGCAGAAGCTCAAACACCTGGCGCGGCTGCGCGTGAAGTGGTACGGCGGCGCGGACCTGTCCAAGCTGCACGACCTGACCGCGGCGGCCCTCCACGGGCAGTACCGCGGCATCGACATCACGATCCCGCACTGCTGGTTCCCGATCGTGGCGGCGGCCGAGAAGGCCGACCACGACAAGATCCCGCTGTTCGGCTGGCAGGACGACGGGTGGCTGGAGATGTGCAACGCGCCGACCAACGACCACGACAGGGTGGTGGCGTGGTTCATCCGGATGCGGGCCATGGGCTTCAACATCGTCCAGGTGGGCCACGACCGCAAATTCTGCCGGGAGTACTTCCTGGCCATGAAAAAGGCCGGCTTCAAGATCATCGACCAGCCCCAGTACTTTTACAAAAAGTCCGAGGGATTCCGCCACATCGAGGTGGCGGCGAAAAACGACCACCTGTACTACCTGGGCGCGGAGCCCTACGAGTACTGCGTGATGAACGTGCGGGCGATCGAAAAGACAGACGACATGATCCAGTACGAGAAGGTGCAGCCGGAGCAGCGCATCGACGTATTCGACGCTGATGTGTTCGCCACGGTGCGCATGCTTGAGGCCATGGAGAAATCCAGCAGGGCCGCGACCTGGTTTGGAAATGAGGTAAATAGCGATGGGTAAACACGTAAAGGCCAAACGCTACGGGCGCGACGCCCCGCAGAAGCGGTCCACCGTCGGGGTGGCGCTGACTTCGGAGGACGTCTGGAAGATCCTCTGTGCGGACGGCTACAAGCCAATCATGAAGTGCCCGGAGGTGCAGATGTGCATCAACGTGTACGCGAAGCTGATCGGGTCCATGACCATCCGCCTGATGCGAAACACCGACAAGGGCGACATCCGCGAGCGGAACGAGCTCTCCCGGCGGCTGGACATCGAGCCCTCCCGGTATTTGTGCCGGTCGGACTTTATGCACATCCTGGTGCACGCGCTGCTGGAGCGTGGCAATCAGATCACGGTGCCGATCTACCGGGACGGCTACCTGGAGGAGCTGATCCCGCTGCCGCCGGACCAGGTGGCCCTGACGGCCTACGGCTTGGACGACTACCGGATCAGCTACCGCGGGAAGATCTACAGCCCCGACGAGGTGCTCCACTTCCGGCACAACCCCGACCCGAACCAGCCCTGGAATGGCAAGGGCTTCGCGGCGGAGCTGGGCGACGCGGTGAAGAGTCTGCGGCAGTCCAGCGCGACCCGGCAGGCGCTGAAGGAAAGCCCCTCGCCATCGATCATCGTGAAGGTGGACGGCCTGACGGAGGAGTTCGCCAGCGCCGAGGGCCGCCAGAAGCTGCGCGACGACTACATCGACGCGAGCGACGACGGCAAGCCCTGGTTCATCCCCGCCGAGGCGTTCAGCGTGGAGCAGGTCCGGCCGCTGACCATGGCCGACCTGGCCATCCGGGACGACATGGAGCTGGACAAGCGCTCCATCGCCGCGATGATGGGCGTGCCGCCCTTCCTGGTTGGCGTGGGCGATTACAACCGAGAGCAGTACCAGCATTTCATCACCGTGGACGTGATGGCCCTGGCGAAGGAGATCGAGCAGGTGCTCACCCGCGGCCTGCTGTGGTCGCCGGAGCTGTACTGGTCCTTCAATCCGCGCAGCCTGTACAACTACTCCATCCCCGACCTGGTCAACGCCGGCAAGGAACTGGTGGACCGGGCCGCTATGCGGCGCAATGAGCTGCGCGACTGGCTGAGCATGCCGCCGGATCCGGAGATGGACGAAATCTACCTGCTGGAGAACTATCTCCCGGTGAACATGCTGGGCTACCAAAAGAAACTCAAGGACTACATGGCCAAGTTGAACGGCAAGGGGAAAGGAGGTGACGACAACGACGATGGAACGAACGGGAATGCAGATCCGCACGATTAACACCCACTTCGACGTTCGAGAGGAAGGCAACGAGCGGCGCATCGAGGGCTACTTCGCCGTGTTCGGCAGCAATTACGAGCTGTTCCCGGGCGCGACCGAATCCGTCGACCCGCACGCCTTCGACGGCGCCCTGGGCGACGACATCCGCTGCCTGGTGGACCACATCACGCACCTGGTGCTGGGCCGCAATACCGCCGGCACGCTGACGCTGCGGGCGGACGACCACGGCCTGTGGGCCAGCGTGCTGATCAACCCCGACGACAGCGACGCCATGAACCTGTACGCGCGCAACAAGCGCGGCGACGTGACGCAGGGCTCCTTCGGCTTCGACATCCTGGACGAGGAACAGGAGATCCGCGAGGACGGCTCCGTCCACTGGACGATCAAGAAGGTCCGGCTGTACGAGGTGTCGGTCGTCACCTTCCCCGCTTACAAAGAGACCGGCGTCGCGGCCCGCAAGGCGAGCTTCGACGCCATCCAGAAGCGCCAGGGCGAAGCCTGGCGCGCGAAGATGCTGGACCGGCTCCACAGAGCCGGACAGAACGGAGGTAACGAGAATGCTTAAGCAGCTGATCCTGAATCGCAAGCTGAACGAAAAGCGCGGCCTGCTGGAGCCCCTGATGGCGAAGCGGACCGAGCTGGCCGCAAAGCTGGACGAGATGAAGAAGCGCGAGGCCGAGCTGGAGAGCGACCTGCAGGCGGAAATGCAGGACGAGGAACAGGCCGAGGCCGAGACCGCTGTGAACGAGTTCGTCGCCGAGATGGACGCCCTGGAAGCCGAGATCTCTGAGAACGACGGCAACATCACCGAGCTGGAGACGGCCATCAATGAGCTGCAGGGCCAGCTCGACGAACTGAACAACCGGGCCAGCGAACAGGCCGAGCCCGAAAACGCCGGCGCTCCCGCGCCCGCTGAGAACGAAAGGAGCATGAACACCATGTCCAACCTGTACACCCCCGCGCAGCTGCGCGCCCAGTCCCGCCGCGAGTTTATCACCCGCAGCCTGACCGACCACTCCGAGCTGAAGACCTTCGCCGAGAACATGCGCAGCATGATCGGCCAGAAGCGCGCCATCAACGGCGGCCAGCTGACCATCCCC